TAATCCAGGCCGATTTCGACCTCTTCGGGAAACATCAACGGGTCAAGAGTAAAGCCGCCGTCTACAACCACCGAATCATTTAGCAACATACCGTCAGCAATAACGCGCACCGTGGCGCCCTCTAGGTGGTCAAGTCCCGAAACCACGCCGGCTGCATCGGGAACAACCACCTTGGCGCAATCGGTTTCCAGTTCGTGCCACTCGCGGTTTAGATCGGCGTCGGGTTCCATGAACTCGATGAAGGTCTCTGTGACGTTGTTGATCGTCCGCTCGATGCTGCCCCAAAGCCAATCTTTTCCGGTGGACGGGCGCGGAATCACGCAAACGCTTTTAACTTCGCCGTTGGTCGGATGCTTGGACCAGCCGATGACGTTTTCATCTTCCTGATAGGTGAGCGCCAACAGCGTTCCGTCGTCGCGCACGGCCCAAATAATCGAGTCCGGTTCCTGCTGGTAAGCGCAATCGGTGACAAACTGATGTTCGGTCAAATGCTCTGCCAGGATAAATAACGTAGGTGATTTGAACTTATCGGTTACGAAATCAAAGACGAGTTCGCGCATCTTTTTTTGGCCGAATTGGACGTAAATCAACTGCCCGCCGACCTTCATGGGCGGAATATTGGCGCCGCCACGGCTGGAAATCGGCAAAACCGTAAAATCGCTGGGCGTAAGCGCCTTGCCCTGGCTGCTGGCGGTCACTTCATAGGCGCTGCCGCCCGTACCGAGCTGCAAACTGCGCAAACCCTTGATCCAACGGATCGGATTTACCTGATCGTCGTCGATAGTGCGCTGAATCGCGTCGTCGCCGCTCGATCCCTTGGAGAAATTCTCGAAATCGCCGGTCACGCTGCCGTTAATCGTCTGATTTTGGCAGAGCCACATGCGCGATTGGAAAAAACAACCGCAATTCGGGTATCCCAGCGCGGAAGTCCAGGCCGAAACCTCGATGGTCCATACCCCGGTCGCCGGCGGATCGGCAAACGGCAGGCCGGTGGTCGGATCGTTGGGCACGTCGCGCAGCGTCGTGATGATAATTCCGTTCATCGACGTGGCGCTGGCGTAAGTTTGCAGTTTTATCAAGCCGCCGTAGATGAGCATGTACTTGCCCGCGTCGGTGCTGCGGAAAGTGGCGATGCTGGCAACCACGGTCACGCCGTCGCCGGCATTTCTGCGGGTCGGGTCCATGGTCGCGTTGCCGAATCCGGTAAAGCGCCAGTCGGCTTGCAGGATCGTCGTCGATTCAAAGTCGTCGATGATGTCGATGTTAAAGACTGTGCTCGAGCCTAGCGCGGTGACGATGGCTCGGCCTGCGCCGCTAACGATCAATCGGCCCACGTCGCCAGCAAGCGCAATGGCATTGGCGACCGTGGCGGTCTGCCCTGCCCCGGTAAGGGCGCTTACGGTCATGGTGCCCGAAGCTACTTCGGTTCCGGTCGGCTCATCCTGAATCGTCGCGGGCGGATTGAATACGACGGCGCCGATGGTGAAGCGGTCGGGCGACACGGCAATGCGCGAGAGCTTTTGCACCGGGTAGATGCCGGTGGCGATATACATCACGTCGGCGGATTGAAACGTGCCGATCTTGATCCGGTCGAGTTGGGCCAGTGGAAAAATCGTTACTAGCTCGAATGGCGTGTTGATGATCCCGCCCGATGAGTAAGCGGTAAATGTCGTCGAGTTGATATTGAGCGTGAGCGTGTTGGCGCCGGTATTGACGCTATTGATGATCGCTTCGACGCCGTTGATCTCGGTCATGCCGACGACGGTGGTAAGCGTTATCCGGTTTCCCGCAACGTAGTTGTCGGCGCCGGTATAGGTGACGACCGCGTTGGTTGCCTGGGTGATATTGGTGACAGCCTGAGTCGCGCGCATGAGCGGTGCGCCGTCCTTGAAGAAGCGGACGTACAGGTCGCCAAATTCGAGCGTGTAAGCCTGAGTGGACGAAAAGCGGAAGTCTACTAAAACGACGCGGGCGTTGGTCAGACCGCTAAATTTTGCTTTGGCCGAGAAAGCCCATCCCGGCCTTCGGGTAACGCCGCCCATCGTGAGCGGAAGCCAGTTATCGAGTTGGCGGCAACCGGCGCCATACTTTTCAAGTTTGTCCTGACGGCCTTCAAAGCGCGCGCTTACCTCACCTACGTTGAGCGCGTAATTGACCTTGATGACGTTGTAAGCCATTTCACCTGGCTAACGGGACCGCGCCGCCATTGCGCACGTCTACGAATCCGGTTGACGATTCCTGCTCGCGCTCGCCTTCGGCCTCGTCCACGCCCACCGCTTCGTCGAACTCGCGAAAGGCATCGGCTAAAAACTTGTCGGCTAACTTCACGTCACGGGCAAACGAGCTTGCCAAACGTGCCGCCAGCATGGACGCCGCCGCATTGAATAAGAGGCGGTCCCAGCGGTTCACGTCGGTGATATTGCCGGTGTAAACGATGGCCGCGTTCTCGACGTTGCAGTAAAGAATATGCTTGTGCGCGGCGTTTAGTTCCCAGGAAAAGCGGTGCTTGTGGCCAATGGCGTCACCGATAAACCGGCGCACGGCCAAGCAATCGGTCGGGGTGAAATAGGCAAATGCCCATTCGCCAAGGCTCTCGTTTGTCGTTGGCGCTAAAGTCGCCCGCCGCCGAGCGCAGTTCCAATCACGCGCTCGTAACGCCTGCTCCTTCACGTTGGTGAGACAGCCGTTGATCGCCACCACGGTTTTGTTGTTTAGCGACGTGACTAGCGACGGTACGTGATCCTGGCCGATAAGGTCGCAGGCGAAATTTGCAAGGTCCAAATCCGTGCTCATTGCCAGTGCTCCTTAACGAAATCGACTTTGTTGCAGACCTCGAAGGGTTTTGGAAAGCCGTGGAATATCCACATGCTTTTCGGGTCGTACTTACGATCCTGCGGTTGCAGGTTCCAATAATGGGTGTTGAAGCCTAGCACCTGATCGGGAAAGAGTTCCTGGATCGTGTCGGCGTCGGGTATCTGCTCAGTGATATATTCCTGATCGCTGTAGCAGCGTTTCATCACCGAGTCCGCGCAGCCTGCGAAATTCTCCCAAACGTGAGTCGCATATCCCGGTTTCAACGACCACAAGCTGCCATTGTAATATTTCCGCGTCTGTACGCCCTTTGCCGTGTGCCATTGGTCGAGAATGCAAAAGTTTCCTCGATACGTCATCAGCCAATCGATGTTCCCCTTTATCACGATGTCTAAATCCATTGTCACAATCTGGTCATCCTCGATGCACTGCGGCGGGCTGAACAGCGGGATTTTGCACCACCAGCCACGTAGGTTATAAGGCAACGGGCGCGTTTCGATGTCGGGGCCAATGCCGTCCGGGGTATCGGTGAAGCAGACAAAACGAAACTTCTTGGTGGTGTTGCGCGACACCATCGAGAAAAGTTTGTTGACATATTCCGGCCCGTAGAATTTGCCCTGCTTGACGCACACCACATTGGTCATACTGCGGCGTCGTCCCTCGATTCGGTCCATGCGCCATAATCGGGATTCGTAGGCGACATGAACCGGATGAAACGGACAACCGTGTGTCCGTCCACGTCATGCGAAGCGTAGCCCTCGACCCAGGCAAACGACGCCATGTTGGTGAGCACTAAAGCCTGAGCCGTTTCAAAACCCGCTGCTGTATCGGCAAAATCAGCCATTGTCATTCCTCCAAACTACATTGACCCTGACGGATCAATTTTGTCAGTTCCATTTCTTCGGCCTGCGAATCGTGCAGGCAATAGCCGCCCATGATTGCGCCGTGCGGATCGGTAAGCAGGATCGGCATGTCGGTGTAGCGTTTGTCGTAAACCTTGCAGCGCGTTGCCATCGGCATTCCCGGTATGCCGCCTACGTCCAAAAACTCGCACTTGAAAGCGCCGACGTAGCAGCACACCCCGCACTGATTGCACTTGCCTTTAAGGCTCATATCCCGCCTAAAAATTCCTTGGTCCACCCCGACATCGATCTGAGCGCGCGTTTAAACTCCGGCTTGAAATAGAGTTCCTGTTGAAAAGTCTTTTGGGTTTTCATGTAGCCGACGTTTGAAGTCTTGTACTCAGTTTCCCAAAAGCGCGGCGTGTCGTCGCACTGGCAACCGGCAAAAACGATAAACGAGCAGCCCATCAAGTAAGCTATCTGCGCCGCAAACAGTCCTGAAAGCGACATCACGGGTGTCAAGCCTTTCCACTGATACCAGTCGGTCGGTCCATAAGTGCCGCTGTCATGCACATTAAAATTCGTGTTGCCGTAACTGCCTCCGGTGGGATCGCGCCGGATGCTCACCCACAGCGCCAATCTAGGAGTGTGGTGGCTAACAAAATGATCGATATGAGGAAGCAGGACGCCGACATCGTTAACAGCAAAGACAACAGGCTCATGTAATAGTCGGGTTGCTCTTTGCACTTCCTCGAAAACTCCCTTGCCGCTGCCCGCCACAATCGCGGGCCTGCCCGACAAAGAGCCGAGCAGACCCGCAACATTGCCCTCACCAATGTAACCTTTGCACTCCCAGCATTTAGGCATTCATCACTGGCTCATCAAGAATTTCAGAAAGCCGAAAATCTTCTGGCCTGCTACCGGCGTTCCGGTGGCCCCGTAAGTAAGCGTGACGGTAACGTCGGTCGTCGGCGCGTAACCAAGGCTTGCGCCGTTGATTAGACCGATGCCCGCTGCCGCGTCCATGTCGGATGCCAGCATGTACTTGTTTGCCGTGGTGCCGTCACCAATGACCGGGGTTTGGCCCACGCCAGCGGACCCCGACAAGCCGTCGGTGCTCACCTGCAAGCCGCTAAATGCCCAGCCCTTGCGGTGCTTGAACAGTTTCACGGTGCCGCTCACGGTGTCGGTCGTGCCGGTGTCGTAGGTTCCCGCGCCAACCGTATGCGAGAAAAACACCGCCACTTCCCGGCCCATATCGGTGCCG